ATTATTCGCCAAGTCATTGATTTGATTGCCTTTTCTCTTAAATCACCTTTCAACATTTTTGCTCTACCAGGCACAACTTTCCCTTCTTCATAACTTATCCCAATCGCAATTATATGCGGTTGAATTTTTCGCTCTACCCATAATCTTATCGGGTCAAATGGCGGACGATGAGGTCGGGTCCCAAATTCAACATAACTTGCATACTCTAATGGACTTCCAATCTCAATTATTTTGCCATCTTCTAAAATTTTAGTATTAAAACTTTGTCTTAAATTGCCTGTCGCTCCTATTGGCGCTTTTTCCCTTAACTTACCTTCAATCTGAACCGCTATTTCTAAAATCCGCCTTAAAACACCGTTTTCAATCATCTTCAAAATCTTATCCCAATTAATGGAAGAAGGCATCGCGTGGGATATTTATGTTTAAGATTCCAATTTCACTTTTTGCCCGCCTTTTCATTATCTGTTCTTTTCGCTTCTCATAGAGCGCGAAATACTCTTTTGCCTGCCTTACATACTCATCCCGTTTCGTCCTAAAATCAACTTGCGCCTCTACAACTGGACTTGATGATTGAGCGTAAGAATTTGCCAACCTTAAAAAACAAAAAGCAGTCGCAAGAAAAACAAGGTCAATTTTATAATCAGCGAAATCCTCAAACTCCGGCTCAATCTTGTATTCTATTATCAACTTGTCGGCGCTATCAAAAAGATAAAGCGTATTATTTATGATTGAGTAAAGGTTATCGTTTATTTTCACGATTCTATTTGCATAAATTCCATAAAGCCCCAAGACGATTGACTTCCTACCCCATTTAGGGAGTGTAGAAAGGTCAATCGTTGGGGCATAAGGTTGCAAAATCTTGTTTTTTATTATGACATCGTCTCGTAAGTATTCAATCGCCTTGTCAAGACATTCTTCGTAATCTCTATCGCTTAACCGCCCTTCCAGGTCTTTTACTTCATTACGGACAAGCGTGATGATTTCACTACGGGTCATTATTCCCTCTATTAATTATTTACGGCACTATCGCACCAACAAACGCCCTATAATCAACTATAGCTCCGCCAAAGACAAAGCGCACTTTATAAGTCAAAGCGTCTTTATAGAACCAATCGCCAGCAGGCACATCTTGAGCTAGAAGTTCTGGTTCTTCTTTCCCATCAAGAAAACCAATTTCAACACCAACTATGTCCCTCTTATCGCCAACCAATACCCAGTTATTCGGGTCAGTCCAATAATCAACTGTTATAGCTTGAATCCCTTGCGCTTGTAAGAATGACGGCGTTTCGTTATACTGTCCATACGAAGCCGTCAAAATTTGATAAGCCGTTTCTTCTAAGTCAGACGGGATTAATAGATACCTTGCCCTTGTCCCAAGTGGTTTATTAGCACCAGGTCTTGTTTGTTTTTTCAACTTCTTTCTGGCATTGGAAAGTGAGTCATTTGAAAGTGCGTCAGTTAAGAGATTGTTATGTGTTGAATGATATAACGCTATGCCATCATAAATCACTCCATTGATAGCGGGATTTACAAGGTCATAGACAAATTCATGCAATGTCTGAGCTGCAGCTCTTGCCAAATCACGAATTGCTTGTTTAATTGCACCAATGTCATCGTTTCGTATCATTTCCCAAGTGACAGAAATCAATCCACCTTTCTTAAGCCCTGAATACTCAATCACGGCGTCTTGATTTCCACCGCCTAGTGATGGATAGTTTTCGTTTTCATTCACCGTCTGCAAATTCGTCCAACCACCTATTCTGATTCTGGTTACCTTTCTGAAATCGTTCAACGGAACAATATCAACAAACGTTTTCCAAGTATCAAGAGCCATCTCGCCATAATCCCTAACCAACATCCTATTCATCGCATTCCCAAGCGCCACATTCCAATCGGCAAGCGTCGCCTCCCTAAATCTACCCGTCAAACTATAATCGCCCGTAAAATCAATATATGCTTCTCTAAGCGATGAATACGGCTCAACTCCTGCAAATTCGGTCTTGATTTCTTTGTTTGTAAGCGGTTTTAACGACATATTTGCAAATAGTCCTTCAAGAGCAAGCTTTGCCTTATCTCGCTTGTCCATTCCAAATCTAACAAATGGCACTGGTTGGCTTATTTTTATATCACTGACCGTCTCCTTGTATAACCTTATCCCGTCATCAATTTCGGCTTCTGTCATCCGTCCTTCTTTGAACTTGGTCAAATAGAATTCTTTGAGCTTTTGTGGTATATCTGCTTCTTTGAGTTTCTGTTCCACTTTTGCCACTTCCATTGCTTTTCTTAATTCTTCATTTTCCCTCTTCAACCCTTCAATCATATTCATCAATGCCTCTTGGTCGTTCTTTGACATTTGGACTTGACCTCCATTATTTTGGTTGTTTTGATTTATTTGAGTGTTCATTCTTTCAATCAGCACCAACAACAAATCTTTTAGTTCAACATTTTCAACATCAATCCCTTCAAACAACTGCGGATATTTCGCTTTGAGTTCTTGGACTACCTCTTTCATTTTTCCTTCCTCCTGTATTTGAGTTTTTGATTCTATGCTCTCGCTATTTAAAATTCTGACAAACCTTCCACCACGCGCCGCCTTCGGGACAACATCAACACTTAAAACCCTATCAATTGATTTGACCACATTCTTACCGTTTTCTTTCGCCCATTTCCCTATCGCATCTATACTCAATTCATAAACATCAAGTTTTTTATTTTCCCACGCATATTTTAAATTTTCACTTAACCATTGCGCAGATGGAAGTAAGTGGAGTATTCCTTTGACTTCGCCATTCTCAAATCTCACATTGTCAATCCATCCTACAATATCTCGCACCGTTTTCTTATCTGGGTCTATATGCGGTCCTTGAGAGTTAGCAAAAACTTGGACGCCTTCAAATTGAGGAACAGATTCTTTTAAAACGTCAGCCGTATAAAAGAAGCGGGGTGATGTCAGCGACTCGCCTTCTGAAATTATAACCACTTCCCATTTTTCTGGTTGCCCATTATCCATTACCGCTTCATTAATTCTGCCCGTAATCGTCAACGACTCCATAAACCTTTCATCAATCATTTGTAGCAGGTTATCAGCAACTTCGTAAATGTTTTTATAATCAAATTGAGCTGCTCGCTGTTTAGCTGCTATAACCGCTCGTCTATAAACTTTACCATTCTTACCATACGGGAATTTATATCTTGCTTTCGTCTCTTCATTTGCTTCATCGTCAATAGCTAAAAACCACAAAGCGTATTCTTTCCATCCGCCTTTTTCAAGTATTTTATTTTCGTCCTCGGTCGTAAACTCCCATTCGCTCTCTAAATCAACTTTTCCTTGTCGTATAAGTTTTTTAGCGTGGTTGACGCCTTTTTCATTGACTTTGATTGCCATCTTTCACCTCAACTTTTTTAGGAACTATAACTTTTTTTACTTCAGATTTTGTTTCAAGCACGTAAATAATATCGGTTTCTGTTTCTCGCTTTGCTAAAACATTATGCTCTACGCCGTCTTTTACAAATTTTTCAATCTCTTGCCCTTTCTCTTTTGTTTTTGCCATAGCTTGCACCGAGATTTGTTTTTGGTTTTTAGTTGGATATTTTGCGCCTATAGACAGGTCGCAAAACTCGCTTTTAATATAAAAACATTTAAAAACAAAAGCAAGTTCTCAAACTTTACATCTCTTTTTCTTTTATAACTGGCACGATGACGCATCTACAATTAACTACTTCCTCGGCAGGCAAGATGGGGTCGTAAGGTCCGAAAACTTCATAGGTTGCTTTTTTGCTTTTAATTATAAATTTTTCATCCCAACGCACTTCTTTATTGTGCAAAAGAAGATGTGATTTCCTTGGCACGCCGAGATGACTATGTATCCAGCGTTTATATAATTTTTCGCCTAAAACCGCCCCATATTGTTTTAATCTCTCAAAGGTTGCTTGTGCATAGATTCTATTCATTTCCGTTCGTTGGATGACTTCCGCACGCTGTCGCAAGCTTGAAAAGATGCTTTTGCTTGGCAGGTTCGGGATAATTTGTTTAATGATTTCTTCGGCGCTTTGCCCGCCTAAAACGCCTTGAGTTATAAGCAATTTAATTTTCGCTCTTGCTTCATCAGTTATGCGAGTTATTAGGTCAGCGTTATATTCTTTTAACTTTTCTAAAATCTCTTCGCTGACAAAAGGGAGCGTAAGTTTATAACCTTGCTTCTCTAAAATATCGTCAATAATTTTAATTGCTCGCCAGAACAAACGTCGTTGGTTTTCGGTGAGGTAGGTTTCAAACTCTATTTTAAATTTATCAATCGCTTTATCAATTGCTCTTTTAACTTCTGCTACGCTACCTCTGTCCAAGTAATCTCGCCCTTCAAGAATAATTAAAATGATTTCGTTTTTTAATCTATTCACTAACTCAACTAATTCTTTGCCTTCTCGTATCTTATTTATTTCGGTTAATAGCTCCTTTATTGACATTTAATTTTGAGATTTCTTTCCATATCGTTTCGGCAAATGCTTCTGGTTGCTGGTCTTGGTTTGTTTCGTTTTCTGATTCTTGCGGTGCAGGATTAAGAATTTTTTCCACATCAACTTCAAAGCCCAATCTATTTAAAAATATCGCTATTGCTTTTACGCCTGTTTCTTTATCAAGCCAATTATAATCGTAAAGCGTAGTTAAAGCGTTGGTAAATTGCACGAACGCCCCCATCATTTCTTTAATTTCAAACTTTTCTAAGCTGACCAAGGATACATTTATGCCTATATCTTTTATCAAATCCTTTTTGCTTTGCTCTAAAAGATAGAAATAACAGATAACATCGGCGAGCATAGTCAGTATAGATTTAAGCTCACGCTGTTTTCGTTGGAATAGTTTAAGTGCTGGAATTGACATTTCTTTTGCTGTAGCGAGATTTGTGTAGCCGCCTTCTGCAAACCACATTTCTGGCAATCGCTTGCCTGCGAGCATATAATTTTTATACGTGCGAACTATATTATCAATTTGACCCATTTCAAGGTTGCTTTTGACTACATCCCATTCCATTTTTTCGTTGCCTATAATTAATTGCCCTGCTTCAGGTGGCGTTGCTTTATAGCGTTCTTGATACTCTTTTATTTCTTCTTCCGTTGCGCCGATAAGTTTTAAGTAGACGAAGAATATATTTTTTAATGCCGATGTCTCAAGAGCATTCCAAAGCAATTGGTCAAGAGCATTTGCCCAATCAAGAAGCGCAACGATTTCAGGATAGCCACGAAGTTGAGAAATATGTGAATTAATTTTAAACCAGAGCAAATTACCTTGATATTCATAATTTTTGTCTCTCGTTATAATTTTGCGCATCGGGATATAGGTTAAAGTTTCGTTATTTATGCTATATTCAACCAACTTAGGATGGCGCATATCAAGAACATCGTATTGGATATTAGAGACGAAGATATTAGGCAAAAAACCGATTTTAATTATGCCATCTTCAATTCCGCAAGGTAAATGCAATTCGCCCGATAGCAAAAGCTCGGTATAGAGCCTATTAAAATCATAAAGCTCGTTTACGGTAAAGATATAGTCAAGGTAATCGTTGAGCTCATTGGCGAGCGTTTCGTCGCTATGCGTTATTTCAATTGTGAATTCATTAGCGCCGATAGTAAAGTCGCATATTACATCAATTATGCCTTGAATAAGTGGATTGGTCAAGTAGAAAGAGAAAGATGTTTTTACGAGCTTTTCGTATCGGGCCGGGTCAATATCAAAGAGCGTTGACATCCCAAGCTTTCTAAATGTAGCGTCTTCTTCATCTTTTTTAGGTTCAAATAGATGCTTAATTCTTATAGGCAATAGCAAATGCTTTGCATTCATACTTACCTCCAAAGTGATTTTTTAGTTTTTTTAATTCCCACGATAACTGGCATCACGATTTCGTTATTGCGCCAGCTTGAGTATGCAGCATAGCGAAGGGCGTCAATAGCGTGGTCCAAAACCTTGACTGGCTCATCTAAAATTAGGTCGCCCTTTTTCTTCCATTTATAGCTTCTGAGCTCTTTAATCAAATTTACGCTTGATTTTGTGACTTTTAATTTCTTCATCTTGATTAATTCAATTGACATTAAGACATCGGTTTTTGCTGGCTCAATATAGA